TAACAGTTAGATTGTTAAAAACTAAAGAGCTCACATTTATTGTGGGCTCTTTTTTTATACTGTAAATACAGTATGAATGTTATTTTAACAACTCTGGTAGATATAACTGAAACTAAAGCTCGTAGAGGAGATGATAAGTTTAAGTTAAATCAACAAGCAAATTACATGACAATGTTACAAACTGCAGGCCTTCGGATTAATCCTAATCCAATATCATTAAAAAGTCAAACAAAAGATTTAGACGGAATGGGTTTTGGATCAGCATTCAAAGGTAAGCAACAGTTTTGGACTTTTAAATTTACCTTTGAAACAGAAGCTGGACTAAACACAGAATTACTACAAAAAGACTTTGATTTAGTACCAGTTCTTTCAGAGTTAGGAGAAACAGTAAACTTTAAAAACAATGTGTTTAGAACTACCGACGATACAGAAAAAAATATAATATTTGAGGTTAAAGAATAATATGAATACTTTATGTTTTATCAGAAATATAATAAATAATATTGTTGAAGAAGAACTAACTTTAACTAGGCTATTTTATAACACACATTTAAGGCTAACTCCGAGTTTACTTAATATAAGGAAAGATTTATAAAATGGCAACTGCCCTCGAAAAAAAGAACTTAGAAGCACACGTTGACTTATGTCAAGAAAGATATGAGCAATTAGACGGTCGTCTCACTAAGATAGAAGAAAAAGTAGAACATATACATCACGATATTACACATGGTAATAAAACAATGATTAAAGTGATGTTTGGTGCAACAGCTACGATAATAACTGGTGTATTATCGACTATAATTATTGTAATCAATAATATTCCAGGCTAAAAGCACCCTCCCAAATAACACTACATACCCTTTAAATTTAATAAATAAGTACATGCTACTGAGAGAGATCACATCTAACGACCAAACTGATGAAGCTCTTACCTGGGCGAGGAAAGGTAAAGACGTTGTTCGCAAATATAGATGTATGGGCGGTGTTCGGCACGGTCGTATTGTTGCTACTCCAGGGCAATGTTATGCTAGGATAGATCCTAAGAAAAGAGCCAATATTAAACGTATGAAAGCACGTTTAGGTAAAAGGCTAATTAGGAAAACAAAAAGAACTAAGAGAACCAATCCAGCAAGTAGAAGAGTACAGGCTATGAATAAGTCAACTCGTAGGAGAAAGTAAGTGTTACTTAGACAGATTACAACACAAACTAACGAAGGCATATTCGATATTTTCAAAAGTGAAAAAGAATTAAAAGATAGTCCTGAGTTCAAAGGTTGGTTAAAGTTATATCTAAAAAATCCTGACATAGCGGCAATGCATAAAAGGCATGAGGAGTTTTTAAAATATTATAACGAAAATATAAAAGAAGCACCAGAAGACGAAATCAATAAAATGAAGCAAACTGCTACTGCTATACAAAAAGCTCAAGGTATGATGAAACCTAGGTACATGTCAAGAATAGCGGCTATGGTGGAAGAAGAATTTGAAGCTATCAGAGACGCTGCACTTAAAAAGTTTAAAGAAGCAAACGGTACTATATCACTTTACACAGCTTATGTTTTAGTAATAGAAGATCAGTTTCCAGAAATACCGTATCCTGGAGTAGTGTTTCAGTATATGACAGATCCTGTAAATCCTGATCATGCAGATCTTGTTCCGCAAGAAGCTGAAGATGGTAGCTGGGCAGATAGGGCTGATAAAGAATATGAACAAAATCCTAAGGGTGGCGGGTTTGATCCTTTAATCAAAGGTAGATGGTTTGCTATCAAAAGAGATAGAGACACTTATTTTGATCAAGGAATGGAACCAGAAGATGCATTAGATAAGGCAGCTGAAAGACATGGCGTAGATCCAGAAGAGTTACAAAAATGGATAGAGGCTGGTAATGCAACAAAAATAAAAGAAGGACTAGTTTGGTCTAGACAAGGCGGCAAGCAAGTTAGAAAATATAGATGCACAAGCGGAGTACGTAAAGGACGAGTAATGGCTTCACCGGCATCTTGTAACATGCCATTAGATGTTTCTAAAGGACAGACCCTCAAAAAGACTAAGGCTTCTAAACAAGGTAAAGTAAGAATGACTGGGATCAAAACGAGAGCACAAAACGTAAGATCCAGACGTTTACAAGTTATTAACAAACCAACTAACAAAAGACGTGGAGGTAGAATATAATGAAAATTAGAGAAATTACAGAAAATATTATGCCAACCATACAAACCAAAACAATTACTCAAGCAGTTATGCCAGATGGGTCTGTATCGGATTTAGATACTGATGCTGGCAATAAGTCTACTGGTACTTTATTCCAGGATAAAGAAGGAAACATAGGGATAGCTGAACCAGGCAAACCATTAGAGCCTGGACAAACTCCTGCTGATAGCAACTTAGTTAAAGATCCAAAAAAGTTAAAAATGACTATGGACAAACAACAGAAAACTGCAGAACTTAAAGCAAAACAAGATCAGCAAAAACAGCCACAGGGCACTACCGGAACCACTGGTACAGTATAATGAAAATTTCAGATTTAATTCAAAGTACGTTCACAACTAACGAAGAAGCGGAAATGTTGAAGCAAATTGATGAAGCTAGTCCATTTGAAGGATTTACAGAAAGACAACAAGTCATTATTGAACAATTAGTTCGTAAGAGTCTGGTAAGTAAATTTAAGATGGGCTCAACTGTAATGGTGGTTAAAAATGGCGGCGGTACCGAATAATAATCAAATAATACAAGAACTATCTGACTTAATTAATCGAAGTATAGATATTGCAGATTTTCCTTATAAAAAAGGTAACAGTATCCGTATAGGTGGTTATGCTATAAGAAAGAAGAAGAGTGCCTATATTATTATAGATTGCAGTAGTAATAAGATTATTGAACAGTTATTTTCTCAAACAGCTGCAATAGCACTTGCTAAGAAACTAGCTAAAGATGATATGCAAAATCACCAGGAGATAGTACGACTAGACCAACAACTGCAAAAAAACTATATAGATTGCATATTTTATTCGCATACTATTGAAAATACCAAGGACGAATTGAAGAAACAGACTACATTAGACCGTTATGATATAGCAAAATACAGGGTAGAAGACGCCACCTTAGCTCTAGAAAGCCATATCTTTAGATAAATAAATGTAATAAGATAAGTCCATTAAGGAAAGCTACTATGAATTTAAAAGAAATAACTAAACCTATTACAGCACAGAGCTTAAATGAAACTCTTGCTAAAAGATTTGGAAAGAAACTTAATGTTCAAGACTTTACTAACGAGCAATTAGACGATGCACGTAATAAGTTAAGAACACAGCTTTCCGCAATTGAAACTAATGAGAGCTTTGATGATGTACATAAAAGTGATACATACCAAAAGTCAAAATTAATGCTAGACGTGTTAAATGCTGAGATTGCAGAACGTACAGCTATTGCAGAAAAAGACAAGAAGCCAGACAAAGACGGCGATGGTGTTCCAGATTGGGCAGACAAGAAGCCAGGTGAAGATGACCATGCTAAAAAAGATAGCAAAGGCGGAAAAGGTCTAAGTGCGAAACAAAAGAAATTACCAAAAGGTTTACAAAAAGCTATTGCTAAGAAAACAAACGAAGGTATTAGTGCTAAAGATAAAAAAACAGGTAAAAAGATTGTACCTGGTACTCCAGAATGGAATGAAAAGTACAATAAAGGTATGAAGAAAACAAACGAAGAGGCTGAAGAAGGTAAAATGCCTTCCAAAGCACACATTATGAAAATGTGTAAAGATGGCAAAACACAAGCAGAAATTTGTAAAATGCATCCAGACTGCGATCAAGCTAAATTAAAAGCAATGATCAAAGAGTGTGGATCAAAAATGAACGAAGGCAAAGAAGATGAAGCAGAATTAGTTATGGCTTCTAAAGACATGGTAGATAGAGTTACCAGTTGGATGGAAGACACAGCTGAAATGCAAACAGAATCAATGCTAGAACTAGCTGACGCTATCAGAGACGAAATGGGTATGCAACAGTCAGATGCATTTGTTGGCACAGTTAAGCCAGCACTAGAGTCAATGTATACAGCAATGGAAGCTACTAGAGCCGCACTAACACAAGGTGTTGGTATGCTTACAGGCGAAGGCGAAGCACCTGAAGAAGATATGGGTGCAGAGTTACCAGCAGAACCAGAAGCTGATGTTGGTGACGAAATGGAACCAACAGTAGATGCTGACGAGTTTGCTGCCGCAGAAGCAGGTGCAGGCGGTGAAGAAGAAGCTGGTAGAGCTAAACGTGAATCTATTGAAATGTCAAGAAGGCTCGGACAGATTTTGGCAGGTTCAAAAAAAAAGTCCTAGAGGCCGGTGAAGACGGTCCCTCAAAACTAGTACAACTACTTAGAACAATTATTGGTAGCGCCGATGCAGGCGGTACTTCCGTATACCTACCATTTACAAAACCAGATGGAGCAATGAGAACAGAACTTGCTAAAACACATCCTGGTGCAAAAATACTTGACATAAACAAACTTATGCAGAACATTGGCGGCGAAATGTTTGATTATGGTACTTTTAAAGCTGCATACGATACTGATCCTAGAGTAAAGACTATGGTTGCAAATTTTAGTGAAAAAGGTATTGAGCCAAAAACTAAGAAACCTGCAACAGGTGCTAACAAAGCTGATACTGACAAAGACGATAAGACTGTTTCACAAATGGCCAAATCAGCAACCAACGTTGGCGCAAAATTATAAAATAGAACTTGACTTTTGTTATCTTATATCGTATAATAACGAATAAGGAATAAAAATGCGTTCGAATGACGAAATAATCACACAAATTAAAGAGTTAATTGAAACTAATATTAAACCAGCAGTAGCAGGTCATGGAGGTGTAATTGACTTTGTTGATTATGACGATGGACATCTTAAGCTGATATTAGGTGGTGCATGTAGCGGATGTGCCAGCAGTACTATTACTCTTAAGTTAGGAGTTGAAAATATGGTTAAGCATTATGTACCTGAAGTACATACAATTACAGCAGAAGACGATCCTAATTCAACAGTAGACCCGTATTATGGTCGTTATGATTTTTAATTAAGAAGATGGTAGAATGAGTTTAATTACAGAGAAGTACGACTACAAAGAAATTAAAAAGAAAAGTGTAGAAGGCAGACGCCTTTATGCTTGTCCAGACGGTAATTCTGTTGCAAGTGTTACAACAATATTAGATGCAACAAAAGATAAAACACATCTAATCGCATGGCGAAAACGTGTTGGTGAACAAAAAGCAAAAGAAATTGTTACAGAAGCTTCAGGTGTTGGAACACGTATGCACAAATACTTAGAAGACTATATAGACCAATGGCCTAACTGGCCTTCACCAGGATCAAATCCGTATGCACAACAAGCACACAAGATGGCTAGTCAAATTAGAGAAAATGTATTAGAAAGCCATGTAACAGAAATATGGGGTAGCGAAGTACAACTGTATCATCCTAAAATATATGCAGGCACTACAGACCTTGTAGGTACATACGATAACAACCCAGCTATAATGGACTTTAAACAAACAAATAAACCTAAAAAATTAGAATGGGTAGACGATTACTTTTTACAATTAACCGCATATGCACTTGCACATAACGAAGTATATGGCACAAATATATGCGAAGGACACATTTTTATGTGTTCACGAGACTTAGAATATCAACAATTTGATCTATGGCCTGATGATTTTAAACATTGGGAATCAAAATGGTGGGACAGAGTATATCAGTATTATGACAAACATCATTAAAATGCAAAAACTATATCATTTCACACATAATATTACAGGTAGGAAATATTTAGGACAAACTACACGTGATCTAAATGTATATCAAGGATCAAGCAAAAGTTGGTTAGAACACATTGAACGATACGGAAACAACTATGAGATAGAAATATTGTTTGAAAGTAGTAATCAAGATAGATTCAAAGATGTCTGTAAATATTACAGTGACAAGTTTAATGTAACAAACAATCCAGATTATTTTAACATTGTTGCAGAACGTGGTGGAAGCATGGGTGGTAATGCTAATCCCATGTTCAAGACAGGAAAATACACAGGAAGATTAGATAATCCTGAGTTATACAAGAAATTAGACAGGCAAAAACATGCTGACACTTGGGAAACTAATAGAGAACGCACTCATCCTAGGATGAACTTTTATCATCATAAACGTAAAGGTAATAGAGAACGTGCTGAATACTATTGGAATAAATGGTTTAGCATGGCTCCTAAAAACAGTAACAACAGACAAGCACTTTGGTTAACTGATACATTTGAAATGTGGTACTATAGACAAGGCAACGACTTGGACTTTAGGCATAAATATAATAAATTAAGGAGTTAACAGTGGCAGTCGTACAGATATCAAAAATCCAAATAAGAAGAGGACAAAAGAATCAAGGTTCTGGTCTTCCACAACTATCAAGTGGCGAATTAGGTTGGGCTATTGATTCACAAGAATTATACGTTGGTAACGGTGCTGTATCAGAAGGTGCGCCAAGAGTAGGTAACACTAAAGTATTAACAGAACACGATAACCTTTTTACGTTAATTGATACATATGCATATCGCACAAATGATCCTTATGTTGTAACTGGAGATTCAGCTACAAATCCAGTTAGGCGTACACTCCAAGACAGATTAGATGATACTGTTACAGGTAGGGCGTTTGGATTAAACGGTATTGAAGGTGCTGACGCAACTGTAAAATTACAAAATGCAATCGATCAGCTATACTTAAATTCATCTTCGTTAGGCACAAGCCAAAGCAGAGTTGTATTACACTTAGAACCAGGTGTGTATAGTTTAAATGGCACAGTTTATCTTCCACCTTATACAACTATTGTAGGCGCAGGTGCAGAAAAAACTATTATTAAAAAAACAACTTCCGGTGATATATTTAAAACTGAAAATCAACTTATTGCTGGTACATCAGGCAAGTCAGTAAGAGGTGATGACAGTGGTTCTAGTTTAATTAATCAAGCAAGAAACATTAGACTTGAAGGTTTAAGTTTACAAACTACACAAGCAAACAGTCAAGGGCTAGTATTACAATCTTGTAAAGATAGTACTTTCAAAGATATTAAAATTGAAGGTCCTTGGGCTTCAGGAGATACTATTCCTACAGATTATTCAACTGACATTGGTATAGAATTAAACAGTCTAAGTGGATCTGTTGAATCTGCTGGAAACTTATTTGAAAGAGTTGAAGTACACGGATTTGGTTACGGCGTAATGAGTAACTGGGATATTAATAATAACAAATGGAACAACTGTAAATTTGACGGACTAGGTTACGGATTTGTATTCGGCGTAGACATGGTGTTAGGAGCTCCTTCAACAGGACAATCCACAGGACCTGTTAATAACTCTATTAGTCATTCAGACTTTAGTAATATTAACTATCACGGCATTTGGATACACAACGGCACATATAATACAAGTTCTAACAATACATTTGTGTTAGTAGCAAATGATGGATCATCAGATGCAAATCCAAATACATCTATCATTAAATTTGTTCAAATTGGTAATTCAACAACAGATGATTACTTTGCTAGGACAAAAGAATTGTCTTACACTCCAGCAAACATGACTGGTAAAGTTTACTGGCCTGAAGTAGAAAATTCAGGTACTTGGTCTTGGAAAGAATCACATACAATTACAGTTAGCAGAGGTACAAATGTTAAAGCTATTAGGTTACCTCAATACATACATCAAAGTTTCGAAGTAGATTATATGTTAGTAAGTCCAAGTTATTCATCTACAAGGAACGGTAAATTAAGTATTACTGTTAACAGTACAGACGGGGATATAGAATTCAATGATGAGTATCATTTCACAGGAATTGAAACTTATCTAGAGGCAATTAAATTTAACGTAAACACAACAGATGAAAATGGAGATGCCACGAGTGATACTATTAACATAACTTATACTAGCACAATGCCAGTTGATGACCAAACCAAAATGACTTTCACAGTCAAGAACAAGCAAACTTAATATATGTTGGATGAATGTTTAATCTAAGCTATGAGGAAAGACTTTCTAAATGGCGTGAATTTAGAGAACACTTAGAAAGTTCGTCTAACCCACTTAATGATGTTGTTCAATTCTACAAGTTAGCACCAACCGTTAGTATACATACAGATCCTTTCAATAAAAAGTCCTGGCCAGGGCCTTGGGAATTATTAAATGAAAACCAATATTGTAGTTTTTGTAAAATACTTGGAATGTGTTACACTTTACAGTTAACAGAAAGTTTTAATGGTAAGACTTTTGAGATAATTATAGGGAGAGACATGGAAAATAATGCTAGACTATACTTGCTTTCAATTAACAAAGAAGTAATAGGATTAGATGATAATTATGTACATGTCGACCAACTACCAGAAAGTATAATTATAGAAAGAAATTATTCTATGCCAGAGCTACAGTAATAAATATCAAAGATAACAATATATGAAGAGGAAAAATAATATGTCAAACGGTACTATGATCGTTAAACGAGACGGAAGTAAAGAGAATTTAAACATTGATAAGATCCACGTAGTTGTGGAACATGCATGTAAAGGTTTAGCGGGTGTAAGTAGTAGCCAAATTGAAATGAATGCAAATTTACAGTTTTATGATGGAATGAGTACAACAGAGATTCAAGAAGTATTAATTAGAAGTGCTAACGATCTTATTACTTTAGATGCAGTAAATTATCAATTTGCCGCGGCAAGACTATTAAGCTATAATATTTACAAAGAAGTATTTGGTGAATTTAAAACTCTTCCATTATCAGAATTAATTGACCTTAATATAGAACGTGGTGTATATGATGCTGAAATAAAGAAAAAATATACACAAGAAGAAATAGGAAAGTTAAATGCTTATATCAAACACGACAGAGATGAGAACTTTACCTATGCAGGTTTACGTCAAGTAGTAGACAAGTATCTATGTCAAGATAGAAGCACAGGAGAGTTGTTTGAAACTCCTCAGTATATGTATATGATGATTGCGGCAACATTATTTGCAAATTATCCTAAAGAAGATAGAATGTATTATGTAAGGAAATACTACGATGCGACCTCATTATTTAAAATTAATATCCCAACGCCAGTCATGGCTGGAGTCAGGACCCCTGTTCGTCAGTTTGCGAGTTGTGTTCTCGTTGATAGTAACGACACTCTTGACAGTATCTTTGCTAGTGATATGGCCATTGGACGTTATACGGCGCAAAGGGCTGGCATTGGTATCAATGCTGGTAGAATACGTGCAGTCAATTCTAAAATTAGAGGAGGCGAAGTAGCACACACTGGTATCATTCCGTTTCTAAAAAAATTCGAAGCAACTGTTAGATGTTGTACACAAAATGGAGTACGTGGAGGTAGTGCAACAACACATTTTCCTTTATGGCATTATGAAATAGAAGACATTCTTGTACTAAAAAATAACAAAGGTACAGAAGATAACAGAGTACGTAAGTTAGACTATTCAATTCAACTTAATAAAACTATGTATGAGAGGTTATTATCTAATCAAGATATTAGTCTTTTCTCGCCACATGATGTGCCAGATTTATATGAAGCATACTTTGGTGATCCAGACGAATTCAACGAGTTATATGAAAAATACGAAAGAGCATATTCTATTAGGAAAAAAGTTATTCCGGCAATGGAATTGTTTAGTGCATTAATAAAAGAACGTGCTGAAACAGGACGCATTTATATTATGAATGTTGATCACTGTAATACACATAGTTCATTTAAAGACACAGTATACATGAGTAACTTATGTCAAGAGATTACACTACCAACTAAACCATTAGAACACATTGACGATAATGAAGGTGAAATTGCACTATGTATTCTTTCAGCTATTAATGTCGGACTATTAAAAGAACTAGACGACTTAGAAGACTTGTGTGATTTAGCTGTTAGGTCATTAGAAGAAATTATAGAATACCAAAGATACCCAATTCAAGCGGCGGAGATTAGCACAAAAGCGAGAAGAAGTTTAGGCATTGGTTATATTGGTCTTGCACACTACCTTGCAAAACACAAAGCAAAATACAACGATAAAGAAGCATGGAAACTTACACATAATTTATCAGAAGCATTTCAGTATTACTTGTTAAAAGCAAGTAATCAATTAGCAAAAGAAAGAGGAGCATGCGAATACTTTAATCGTACTAAATATAGTGACGGTATCTTACCAATTGATACTTACAAAAAAGAACTTGATGATATAGTCAAGGAGAAATTGCATTATGATTGGAATGATTTACGCAAGAGCATTGGAATTCACGGCCTCAGGCACTCCACTTTGTCCGCACAGATGCCATCGGAGAGCAGTTCTGTTGTGTCAAATGCCACAAACGGTATTGAGCCACCTAGAGGATACTTGTCCGTTAAGAAAAGTAAAAAAGGGCCTCTTAAGCAGATTGTTCCGCAGTATTCTGCACTAAAGAATTACTATACATTATTATGGGATATGCCAAATAACGATGGTTATATTAATACTGTTGCTGTGATGCAAAAGTTCTTTGATCAAGCCATATCTGGTAATTGGTCATACAATCCAACACACTTTGAAGATAACGAAGTACCAATGAGTGTGATGTTAAAAGATTTATTAACAACCTACAAGCTAGGTTGGAAAACAAGCTATTATCAGAATACGTACGATTACAAGACAGACGATGATATTGCATTTGAAGAGCCAGCACATTCTTTAGGCTGGCATGATGAAACTAAGGAAACAACCACACCTAAACGTGAAGACTTTGCTAGTGAAGAAGAATACTGCGAAGCATGTGCAATTTAGGTTGACAAACAAAGAATTATGTATTATACTATATGAGTATTCGCAGGAAGGAAAAGAGAAACATGGCAAAGACTGTTTTTAACAGAGATAAAGTAGATTTCACCAAACAAAATATGTTTTTTGGTGCTGATCAAAATACACAAAGATATGACGTATTTAAATTCCCTGTGTTTGATAAACTTAATCAAACAATGCTAGGGTATTTTTGGAGACCTGAAGAGGTAAGTTTACAAAAAGATAGAGCAGACTTTCAAAGTTTCAGACCGGAACAAAAACATATTTTTACGAGCAACTTAAAATATCAAACATTATTAGATAGTGTACAAGGACGTGGACCATGTTTGGCATTTTTGCCACATGTATCATTGCCTGAACTAGAAGGTTGTATTGTTACTTGGGACTTTTTCGAAACAATTCATAGTCGTTCATATACACACATTATGAAAAATGTTTATGCAGATCCTGCAGAAGTTTTTGATACTATTCTTGATGATGAAGAAATTATCAAAAGAGCTGTTTCAGTTACAAAAAATTATGATGCATTTACAGAGGCAGCAGATAACTGGAACTTCCATAAAAAAGGTAGTATGCGAGATGTAAAGAAAAAATTATATCTTGCTATGCAAAATGTAAACATCTTAGAAGGATTGCGTTTTTACGTTTCTTTCGCTTGTACATTTGCATTTGGTGAATTAAAACTTATGGAAGGCTCTGCTAAAATTATTAGTTTAATTGCTAGAGATGAAAGTCAGCATTTAGCTCTTAGTACACATATTTTAAAACATTGGACACAAGGTAAAGACGATCCAGAAATGGTTAAGATTGCAAAAGAATGTGAAGAAGAAGTTTATGATATGTGGCGTACTTGTGTAGAAGAAGAAAAAGCATGGGCAAAGTATTTGTTTAAAGATGGTTCTATGATTGGTCTTAATGATACACTATTACATCAGTATGTAGAGTATATTGCAAATAGAAGATTAAAAGCTCTTGGGCTACAACCTATCTTTAATCAACCTGTTAATACTAATCCTTTACCTTGGACACAACACTGGTTGTCAAGTTCAGGCTTACAAGTTGCACCACAAGAAACTGAAGTCGAAAGTTATATCATTGGTGGTATTAAACAAGATGTTGATGACAATGTATTAAAAGGATTTAAACTGTGATGAATGTTACGATTTATACTAAGGATCTTTGCGGATATTGTGATATGGCAAAGGCAACTTTAGATAGAATGGGCGTAAAATACGAAACCAAAAATCTAGGAACGGATATAACGAGAGAAGAACTTTTGGAAATTTTACCAAATGCCCGTACAATGCCGCAAATAGTAATCAGTAATCAGGTCATTGGTGGCTACCAAGAGCTAATTAAGTATATAGAGAACACAGGTTTTAATGGAACTGGACACTCATTAGGATAATATATGTTAATTGAAAAAAGTATTACCAAAGGCGATGTTGTAAGTTTTAAGTTAGCATCAGGTGAAGAAGTTGTTGCTAAACTTGATGGGTTGGATGAAACAAGATACGTTGTTACTAAACCCTTAATGCTTACTATGTCCGAAAAAGGTCTAGCACTAGCACCTTTTATGTTTACTATTGAGCCGTTAGCTAAAATTACATTTGCCACAAATAATGTTTTGTGTGCAAGTAAAACTGAAAAGCAAATGGCCAGTCAGTACATTGCAACTACAACAGGTTTAGCAATGCCACCACAACCAAGTGTAACAACTAACTAACTTTATAGGAGAAAAAGTATGAGTACACATGAAGAAATTGTTCAAGCATTTAATAATTACCTTGCTGAATCAGAAACATTCGAAGACAAGAGTGTAAAAGCCGCAGCCGCAAGAGCTCGTAAGGCACTAGGCGACTTAGGTAAACTTACTAAAGAACGAAGAAAAGAAATCCAAGAAAAAAAGAATAATATGTAATGAGCGGTCAGCGCCGCTGGCTAAAACTTTGGGCACGAACCGTTGGAATGCCCATTGGAATTACAGACGACGATAAGCCAGAGTTCCTTCCTATACCACAAGATGATGTAAAGAAGGCTTTGGCTTTTCGTACCTTTTGGATTGCCCTCCATATTATAACTTGTTTAATGATTATAGCCGGCAACGGCAAATTATTAGGCTTGTTCTAAATGTCAGATCCTTCGTTCAAGGAAGCCTGTAGGCTATTTTGGATGGTGAAGGGACATTTACACACATCAGATGAAACAATTCTTAGTTCATACAATTCATACTTTAAACGCCTGTGGTATAACGAAGAGGCATACATAAAAGAAGAAGGCTTTGAAGATGCCTACGCAAAAAGAATAAGTGAAGATCCTGACGATATAGATAAAGTTGCTATGCGAGGATACGATTAAAGACTTGTAAATAAACTTAAACCAAGTTTACTTTTTATTCCCAACCTATGCCAATTATTAGAACAATGTAATGCAGTACGAGGAAACGTTAAAGGTTTACCTGGTTCCCATTTTAATTTTGCTTCTACAGATAATCCAGTAAAATGTCGAACGTTTAAATGATCACAATCACTTGCCGCATCTTTATCAATAAAATTATTTGGTTCTAAATTTTCTACTTTGCTATATTCTCTTGTATCTGTATTATACCTAGGGCCATCAGTAGATGGTTTAGATCCGTACCGGAAGTTTGTTGCTTCAAGATGCCATCTTTGTTTAAAAATATATAACGAGTTTTCACTAAGACGTGAATCATCTTCATATTCCCAATCTAACGGAATAACAATAGTTTGATGATTATGTTCATCTATTGCTGTATCAGTATGTATTCTATAAGGTTGACGAGCTTCAAAGAACGTTCCTTGTGTACATTTCCAATAATTATGTCCTAGTTCATTACTAACATAATCTTTTAACACAGCCAAAGCAGGTTCAAACTCTGCACCTTTGCGCCAAGCTAACTCTTGCTTTGGCTGACTATTGTAAATGTCTTTCAGTTCATTTAGTTTGTCAGTAGATAGTGGTGTACAATACTTTATCATTAAAAGTACTTATATACACTATGCTGCAAGTTCTTCCTTTATGACAACTGGATTACTAGGATCTAAGTCTAAATACTTACCCCATTCAGCATAGTAATGACGCATACCGACTTCGTCATGTATAGTACTGTTTTCATGACGACCATGTAAAATAGTTCTTGTTTCACTGCCTGGCACCATTGATGCACCTTGTCCAGTAACGCCAAGTAAGTCTTCATGTAAGTTACGACCGAAAGGTCCCCAAATTGTATTATGATGTTTAATACGAGTTGCACGTTCTTGTGGCGTATCTTTTAACAAGCCATATCCTCGGAATTCAATTAGCACACTATTAGGTCCTAATGGAGTAACACTATCACTACGATAAGCACTACCACGTAAGTTAAAGTTAAAGCCTGGAAATAAGTCTACCATGTACCATTGGTTAGGTGGTAGATTAGGAAAACTAAGTTCTCCTCTATCTCCGTCTTTATCAAACTCTGTATAGTTTACTGTAAAGCTACTAACATTTACGTGTCCATTATCAAAAGGTACGTTTTTACGAGCAAAATATTCATCATTGAATCCTGTTACACGATTGAAGTAGTGCATGAAGTCATGATAGAATTCACTATTAGTATCATGCCATAGTTTATAGTTAGTAGGAATAATTGCTTTGTGGTAATGAAAGATATCTAATTCCTCTGTATCAATAGCATCAGCTATACAATCAAATGCTCCACAAGTCCATTGTTCTACACTCATTGTAGGATTAGTATCTAATGTAGTCCATATCATGCCACCATGTTTTACTTCTGTAGGCAATTCTTTAAAGCCTTCAATTGATTCGCTTTTAAGATTTCCTGCTACTCCTCGTATACCAGGATTGTGATAAACCTGAAATGTATCACCATGATTCACTGCAACTACATTTTGAAATGCAATTTGACTTGTTCTAAAGTCATCTTTGTTTGGTAGTTCACTTTTGTGACACATTGGTATCCAAACTTTTGCAAAAATATTTTTAATTTCTTCTTGGTAAATTTTATAGTCTGAATAAATGCGACTATCAACATATTCAACATTTGTTGGCTTCTTCAACCAATTTCTGTGATTTCTTGCCGGCATGACCGTTCTCCTTCTGCCTGTGCTATATTTATCTGAAAAAATGTAAAGTGCAACTTTTCTGTTGCCAGGTAAGTTGCCAACCCCTACGTGCCTAAATTAGGCCGCTAATGCCATTTCTGGCGCATAA